AATAACAACTATCAGTGTCACCATATATAATAGCCTTTCCTCTATAATCGTATTCGCCGGCAATAATTTCTTTTACTTTACCTGCCATGTGACGAACAATTTGTCTACCAGTTAGCGTAGTACTCTGTCCAATACGCTTATCAAAAAACCTGCAACCGCTGTTAAGAATGGCACCATACAAACTATTAAGGTTAATCTTTTTAACGAGCTGTCTTTTATCCCAGTATTCTTCTTCAACTTTATTTCCTGCTTTAATAGCATCTTTTAATTTAGCCTGCATCTCTTTACGTTCGGCATACCAACGCTTTAACAAGCCGGGGATGATACCTTCTTTTTCATAAGTAAAGATAGTGCCATTAGCACTAAGCATCCACGGTTGATTGCTTTCGTAAATCAAACGATAAACTTCTGCGGCACTAAGTACATCGGTTTCACCATTTTCCCAGTCGATAGTAATGTCTGTTCCAATTTCTTGTTCCATTACAGCAGTAAATTCTAAACTGCCAAACATTCCTTCCCAGCTTGCCGCAAAACTAGATCCTTTTGCCATCTTAGTTTCGATAAATTCGTCAGTCATTGTTTGACGCAACTGACCAATAATAGTTTCCGGACCCATATTCAATGCACGAATTGCACTGGGATAAAGTGAGTTAATGTCTAGAGACCCGATCCAGTCATGAATGCCTTCTTTAGGATATGCAACATAAGCACCTGCCGCTTGGCTATCTTCGCGTTCGTCCATTTTAGTACGATTAGGCACTTGGAATCCACGTCGATGACATTCGTTAATAATAGCTTGTTCAGTAACCGCAACAGCACCCATTGTAGTCTGTAGAAGTACAGTACATTCGTGTGCTAGAGTGTTAGCAAGATCCATGAACTTTAGTTTCTTGTCCAAGTCGTCGAGAAGTTTACAGTCGTTGATGTTATATTCAATGAATGTTTTAAAATCGTTGTTGTACAACTGATCCAATGTGCCTTCATATTGTGTTTTACGTTTGCCTAGTTCGTATTCGGCAATCGCATCTAATCGATATGTGTGACGTTCTTCATATGTGTACTTGCGATATAGTTCAAGACTATCTAGATGTACACGACCTACAAAGTCATAAGTTGTACTAGTACGTCCAAATTTTTCGTATTCACGTTTCTTTGGCAGTTGATCAAACAAACAAAAACGTCTTGTATCTTCTTTGCTCAATGCCTTAATGACACGATTAACAGTATACGGAATATCGAAGCCTTCGCTATTCCAACCACTTAGTACGTCTGCATCTTTAATTAGATCTAAGAATACATCCAACATTTCTGCTTCTGTTTCATATAGCATAGTGTTTGGAAAATCCTTAACCATTTCCTTAGCTTGTTCCATTGGAAGTTTCTTAGGAGGTACTGCTAAACATACCATAGTTTCCATCCATTGCAGGTAGACAGCAATCGCAGTAATTGGCATAAACGCATCGTCTGGACTTGCATAGCCGCGCTCTGGATCAAAGTCTACCTCAATATCAAAAAATGCTACATTAAGTTTAGGAGGGTCTTGATTTAAATAATGTTCACTTAGTGTTACAAAGATTGGATTGATATCAGACTCGTATAAAGTCTTGCCACTATTAATAGCTTGTTCTTTGCGTAGTTCTTTTGTGTTCTTACAGACAATACGTGTTAACGCATCTCCATAAATTGATTGAAATTTGCCGCGTGGGTCTTTTACATAGAACGTGTGCTTGACAGGTATGTCACGGAACTCACGCTCGCCTTTCTTATTACGTTCAACCACTTTGATGATGTCATTCTCGCGGTCAAACCATGCGTCTACATAGCTCATTTATTCTCCATATGCAATTTTTGGCTTGCAAATACCTGCTGTGCGGTTTATGGCCCGCCTGCCGTTCGTGTTTACTACTTATTAGATACGTTTAGTAATATCCAAAATTGCTTCAATTTCTTCCCAATCAGCATTGTAAGCCTGCCAATCACCTTTATGGGCAATTTTAATAGCTTTGTTAATAACGCTTGGTTTGACTTGCAATTCTTCTGCTACTGCCTGTACTGTTTCTTTTAAACCTACTTGTAAGTCTTCGATTTCGCGTAGGACTGTTGAGCCTTCATTAATTAATCTTTCAAGTTTTGCTTTTTCTTCTGCACCGTATGAACGTCCCGACATGCTATCTCCTAATGTTATATGCCTATTATATATTACTTATCTTGTAAATGCAACCTTTAGAGGTGAAAACGGCAGATCTAATCTGCCGTTTTAAATATTAACGAGGACCTATTACTGTGCCTTTTGCCACTCTAATTGGATCTTTCTTATTAGGACTTATTTCCAACTCATCTGGCAAGTTAGTTGAACTTGTATTTGATGTTGGTTTAGTGCTTTGTGATCCAGTAGTTGGAATTCTTCTAGCGGCTTTTTTATCAGAATCTATTTGACTAGTATTTTTATTTCCTTTAGCTTGATCAATTAGTGACTGAGCATTTGATGTAGCTTGTGACCATTCTGGACTTTCGTCGCTTTCGTATCCCATCATTAGTTCCTGCATTTGTGCAATAAGTGCTTCTACTTCAGGATCTGGTTTTGTATCTTGTTTTTCGTCTGGAGTTACTGGTGTATTTGGACCTGGAGTTACTGGTGTATTTGGATCCGGAGTTACTGGTGTATTTGGATCCGGAGTTACTGGTGTATTTGGATCCGGTTTTGTATCTTGTGCATCGTCTTTCCCACCAAATAACAAACCAGCCAATCCAACAGCACTTAACACAGCTAAAGTACCGCTAGTCCATTTTACCTTGCCTTTGTTACGCTCCCACCAGCTACCGATCTTTGTTTTATCGCCAGTTTTAACAACTGCTTCAAATTCTTTAGCAACTAGAGGTCCTGCATCGTGTTCAACAGCTCGTGCGGCTGTTGCAAGTTCTTTTGCACCGATATTGATATTAATTACAGGATTATTAGTTATGGTATTTGTTGAGTTACCTGAATTCTTTACACCGGAGTTACCGCCCGATGCACTGTTTGTGTTTGTATTTGTATTTTTAACATTGGGCTCTACTTTAGGACTTACTGTAGGCTCTACTTTAGGACTTACTGTAGGTTTAACTTTGGGTTCTACCTTGGGCATGATTATGCCTTGTGGTCCGACTCTTTCAAGACTACCACCGTGACCAATTAGATTAGCAATTTCTTTGTCAGACATTTTAGCTAAATCTCTACCACCAATACCTAATATTTTTTCTATCGGTCTTGCTAATAAATTTGCTCCAGGCTCGCCTTCGTCTATTCTTGCAAGACGATTTTTTAATGCAGACATTCTTTCAGATTCTGACAATACTTTATTTTGATTTATTGCAGATTCTTTTTTCTCTTTTTCTTGTTTTGCAATTTGTGCTTGTTTTCCAATTGCATCTAATGTGGCAGGATCTAATTTTCCTGTAGCAGGTAACCCGTAAGACTTTTGAACATTTTTGAGTAACTCAGGCGGCATTTTAGCAATACGATCAACTAATTCTTGAGTCAAACCTGTCTTTTTCTCATCATGCCAATTTTTTGCTATGCCAGCACCTATTGCTGTTCCAAAATTAAGACCAGCATCAACAGCAAGCGCCGCACCTTTGCCTAATCCTTTCGCGGCAATGCCACCAGGTATGGGTGTAGCAACTGTACCTACAATGTCACCTACATCGTACGGATTGACTTTGAATGTTTTTTCAGCACCAAGTTTGTTACCAATCCATGTATCGTGGAATGGATTGTTAAATTCTGCTGAACTTGAATTTGCTTTTGCTCTAGCAGTATTGGCCATTTCTTTGCCCAATGCTGTTTTGTAATCTTTTTCAAGGCCAAGCCCGGCTTTGGCTCCTGCAACCAAGTTGTCTCCGTAACCAAAGGTCAATCCGTTACCAATACCTCTAGCACCAGCACCGACATCTTTACCAAACTGATCCAAACTGTATTCGTCTAGTTCAGTATCGTATCCAAAACTTTCCATTAGATTATTTGCAATATTTTCGAGTCCTTCTTTATACGAGGTTACTCTAAAATCAGCAGGAGGTTTAGCGCCTGCTTGTATTAATGCTTGATATGTGTGACTTCCTATAATCCCGTCAACTGCTAAATTACCATCGGCTTGAGTCTTAGAGTCTTGTCTCGGATCTTTTCTACCAGTTTGGAACGCTTTGATTTCGTCTGGGGTAGTAGGCCATTTAACAGTGCCGTTATCTGGTGTAGGCTTAACGTCTTGTTTATCAGTCTTTTTAGAATTTAACTTGTCTTGAAGTTGTAATGCTAATGCATTTAGTTTTGCAGTATGACCGTCATCAGCTTGTGGCTTAACAGTAGGTTTTGTGCTTTGCTCTTCGGGTTTTTTTCCTGGTTCTGCTACAGGTGGTTTAACTCCTTCGGGTTTGTAAGTACGCCAAGTTACACCTTCTGGGAATTCAACAGGCTTTCCGTTTACATAGATTCCATCAACACTAGCTGGATTAAACTTAGAACGATTTTCAGTGTTACCTTGCCAACGTTGGATAGAACGTCCGCCTCCGCGTCCGCCTTCACTATCGTTATTACTTCCTTCCCACCAAAACACTCCAGGACTAGTCATCATTAATGGTAGAGTAAACCCTAAATTATTTTTATGGAAATGTGTTGGTGTGATACTAGTTGGAGCTGTTTCGCCAGCTTCCGACAGTGTATCGATTTGATTTAATAAGTCGCGCATGTTCATTTTTTTATTCCTGTCACTGAGCATTTAGGTACTGATTTGCCATCCTTAATTTGCATACCTGTTTGAGTTTGACCAGCACGACAAGTGCTAGTTTTTGTTTTTGGTTTGATTGTTTTTGTAGTTGTTGCTTTTGGCTTAATTGGATTTAATACAGTTTCGTTAACATCTGGGTCTAGATGTTGCGGAATGTTTTTACTATTGCGCCCGCCTTTACGACGGATACTACCTAACTGTCTAAGTCCGTGATCGATTTGTTCTATATTCATTGCCAGTTCTGGAAATAATCTGGCAATATGTTGCCATGATAAAGGATCACTACTTTCAGCCATCTTGGCCAATTCTTTAAGTTGTCCACGAGCCCGCATAATACGAGATTCGATACTAGCAGGATTAACACCTTTGTGGTTATATATAGTGCTAGACATCGGTACATCTTTGTCAAAATCCAATGGTGCTTCGTCGACTACATAGTTTTGCATGCCAGGCCCTTGACCGTGTCGATCCCAGCCTGCCTCGTGTTCGTTAATACTTTCGTTAGGCACACAGTTGTTTACACGAACTCCGCCTTTGATCTTAGTACCTTCTTTGTGTTTGCCGGTCCAGCATTTAGGATCTAACCGTTGTTTAACAGCTTTACCTTCTTTCATCAATACACGTTCAGCTATAGTGCTGGCATATTGATTTATTAACTGACGTTTATGTGCTTGTTGTTCAGCAATTTCTTCTTCAACTTTGTGAAAGTACTTGCTTACGCCCAGTGATTGTTTAATTGGAGCAGATTCTTTCTTTTGAAAATGTTGCATAGCCATTTGTACAGGCAATGCAACTTTATGAGGATTAGAACCTTCGTTAAGAATACTTACATCATTTTTATCAATGATAGATAGGAATTTACTTAAATTGTTTTCTTGTACAGTAGCAGGTTGCTGTACTTTTTGAGCTTGTAATGCCGCTTGCGCAGGGGTCATTCCTAGTTTCTGATCATATTTCCAACCCGGAGTAACTACTCCGTCAGGCTGTTGCATGAATTTAGCATTGGTTTGTTTTTCAAATTCTTTATGTTGAGCACGATTAAATTCTGCTTCGGGAGACTTGTCGTTAATGTCGCTTAAACCAATCCAGTTAGCAATAGCATATTCTTTACCTTCTGGTGTTCCTAGCATACGTTGCACTAATTCCCAATCATCTTTAACAAATGCTGGTTGTTTATAGTTAGGATCTGCTTGTCGTGCTTGATAGTAAGATCCATTTAACGCCATCATCAAGTCATCAAAATCGCTGCCTTGTTCCCATGCACCGATGCGTGTAGGATCCGATTCAGAAGGTTGCGCTCCTGAAATAATTTGAGAAGGATGTTGATAATTCTTTTTTAAGAACTCTACACTAGGTACTTTATAGTGTGCTGGATCTACTTGTGATTGTGCAGGCGCTACCGGTGCTGGTTGATTTATTTCAGCTTCGCTAACAACACGAAGAAATCGAGCCATGCTATCAGCGCCTACTACAGGTTTAGTAGCAACTCCATCCATCGCCTGTAGTATTCGCTTCATGTCCATGGTTTAACCCTTGAACAAATTTGTCAATGCTTTTAACTGATCAACTTCGTTAGATTTTTTAACAATAACATTTTCGTTTAAATTTAAACGGCCTGTCAATTCACGCATACGTGATAAGTCAGAACTTTCTTTAACAGTTTCTTTCTTAGCACGTAATGCGGCCATGTCCTTGCCGTCAATCTTGCCTTTTGGCTCTGCAACATCAATCTTTTCTTGATTACCAGGCAAATCTTTTGTTACAGCTTTCTTTTCAGCCATGTAAGCAGTAGTTTCTTTCATGTTTTTCCACATTGCGGCAGCGGCAATTTTTACACCCTTCTCACCACCACCAGCTTTCTTGGCTAGTTTGTCAAAGCCTTTACCTGGCTTACCAATGTCTTTACCTGCTTTGGCATCTTTAACTACTTCAGATTTTTTAGCCTTGCTTAGACCTGCACTTGGCTTGGCAGCTTCTTTAACATCTTTTCCGCCTTTTTCATCTTTACCAAGACGTCCGGCAATAACATCACCGCGTGTGATCTTGTCGTATGGTTTGGCATTGTTAGCTAAGTTGCCGTCGCCTTTCTTTTTACCTTCAGCAACGGACTCGTCTTTCTTGCGGTTGTCAAACTTTTCACCGTTTTCCATACCCCATGTACCAGTCTTAGACTTTTTCAATGCTGGCGCTTTATCTTTCTTCTCAGCGGCTGATTGTGCCTTGGCATGGCTTTTAACACCCTTGCCTGACTTGGCGTTTGAAGCAATTTCATCGCCTTCATCTTTGTAGCTAGTGTTAGTATGCTTAACACCTGTAGAAGTTTTAGTAGCTACGCCAGTTTTAGTTTTAAATGAATCGCCTTCTTTTGACTTGTCATCAAACCCTTCTTTAGTGGGCTTATCTTGTCCCGTTGCTGGTGCAGTTGGAGCTGGGGTGTATGAACCTTTAACTTCGCCTGTGCTAAAATTTGTACTACCACCAGGATACTCTGCGGTTAACTCATCTAATTCTTCGTCATCTGGAACACCGTTGTTGTTAGCATCCATACGCTTGTGAGCGGCATGTGTTGCCTTTGTTAGACGTTTGTATTTTTCAACTTTGTTTTTTACGCGATCCGGAATTGCTTTAGGCTCTTCGTAAACCATTCCTGTACCGCCACACTCAGTACAAGCACGTTCACCGCCACTTAGAATTCCTTCGTCAACTTTCTTTTCTTTGGCTTTTTCAGCTTGAGCTTTCTTAAGCTCTTTCATTTTAGATTTAGCTTCCATCAAGCGATTCTTAAGA